GCTTAGACTCTTCGTCATAAACCCAAAGAGATGCGTCAACATTTTCAACTGAACCAATATACGTATCTGGATTATCCAAAATATGTTGTTTATCAGTTTTTTGTTGGTACTGTTCAGCTAATGCTGTGTCTGTTTTGTTCATGGTAGTAGATGGTTTTGACATATTACTATGTTACTGTATATATTTCAATATGTTTAAGTACATTTCTGTCAATTTTTATAGGGGGGGTCATATGAACTATAACATATATTTATAGTTCATACATAACTATATTCGATAATAATTTCAATAGTTTTGTCCATCACCATGACTAGCATCGTAATAAAAACATATTTCGTCTACATATACACAATCTGTATGTTCTAATACTCTTAACCAACAATCATAATCTTCCTGACCATTTTTTATACATTTAATATTATCTATTTTATTCAATAAAGCTTTTTCTATTACAACCGAACTACATATAACACAATTATGTATTTTCAAAAAATCTAACTTCCATATATGCGGAAAACCGTTATCTAACAAATTACTGCCAACTCTCTTATAAATACTTTGTAAAATCTGATAATAGTATTCTTTATTGTATTTTTTATATGATTTTGTATTATCAAACACTCCTTTTCCAATCAACCCTTCTGTAGAAGACATTTTGCATCCAGATTTTATGATTGCACTCATTTGTAGCTCTAATTTATTCGGAAACCATATATCATCATCATCACAAAATGCAATATACTTACCAGACGATGCTTCTATACCTTTATTTCTAACAAATCCTGCACATGCATAACCAAATATGGTTTTACTATTTTTTTCTAGATTTATAATTTTTATATTATTTCCTTTCCAATCATAATCATAGTATTCTGTTTGTGTAGATTTATCATTCACTACGATTATTTCAATATTCATATAAGTTTGATTTTTTATAGATTTTAAAGTATTCATTAAATAATGAAATCTATTATAAGTAGGAATCACTATACTTATCTTATCCATTATTATATACATAAGATAAGAAACTATCGATATAAACAAATTATGTTTGTAAAATACGACGTCGATATATAACGCACCATTTACAATGAGTTGTTTTTTGTGAACAATTATTACAAATCATCGGAAATAAATAATTGTACACAGGTGTGGCAACCTGATATATATTCGCATAACCAGATACATTCTTTCGTAAACATATCATACATCTCTTTTTTTGTAAACTTATTGGACGAATAGGATTAGTATATAAAACTTTATGTAATTCGCAAATCATATTTCTATTGTGATTTGTAAATAGATTTTTATATATTTTTATAATACTTTTATGTAAATAGAATGAATTCCAAATATCAATAAAGAAATTTGTAAAATAAACATGACAACTGATGTTATTATCCATAAATTCAATCCATCAAATTTATTTGCTAAATCAACTATACGAGACAATAAAAAGTAATTCAACATAAGAGATATTACTAACAATATCAAACTCATTATCAATAATAAAATATATTTGAAAATATCATCTTTTACATATTTTGACGCAGCAGCCATGGAGGCAAATGTTAATGATGCAAACAATCCAACATTTCTGAATGAGGAATGAAAATACATAGCTATTTCTTTTACTGTTTTGAAACCTTCGTTCATTTATATATATTGTATATATATATATTTCAAAAAATGACTATGTTTGATATCATTAAACATTGCGAAAAAGAACGGTCTAAATGTAAAACAGACTACTCTCGTTTGAAAACTGCTTCCATTGACCCTTCTATTACACGAAAAATGCGTTATTCTCAATTAACTCGCGTATCTAAATATGTGACTGTTCGCAATTTTAAAGAAGCAGTCGCACCAGCCAAAGAAATTATTCCTACACATCAGTATCCTAAAGGTCAAATTTATGTATTCCCCTCATTTTCATAAATTATTTAGCGAATAATATATTTATAAGTTATATAGACAGATGAAAAGACCTGTTCGTAATGAAGAAGATGGTATGTACCATATCAAAGGAAATAAATATCCTGAATTATTTGGTTCTCGTACTCAAGTAATGAACAAAAACGCTTACAAAACATCAGGTAATCTTACTAAGGAAGACCTCATGATGAACAAGTGGGGACGTATTGTTTCCGCTAAGAAACACAAGACTGCCAAGAAGGAAAAACGTTTAGAAAAAGCTGGATATTTCGCAAAGAAAGGCAAATTCGGTTATGTTAAGAAGACCCGTAGAACCAGAAAGAACAAATCTAAGAAGGAGTAAATAGTTGCAACTTTTTAGTAAAATCCATTATGTATAATACCATATTATACATATTGATAAAATAATTAATTATTATACCATTCTGGTCTCAAAAATTTGTTATCTATGATATAATCGGAATAATTATCAAAAATATATTTTTCGAAGTAAGATTTACTTACAATTTGTTTTTGTAATGTAGTTAATTCATTCAATGCAATATTAGAAGCCCGAGTTGTAAATTTACAATAATACAAATATGCATCGTATATCGATATATTACTATAAACAGGATTGCTAGATACATCGTTTGACTCAAAACTATTATATTGCATTTGAATATGTTCTTTCATATTTTCCAAAGCTACCTGTATATCCATTTGTTTGTCCCATAAGGTACAACGAATACCTGAAATAAATTTATCTCTTTCAACCTCGACAGTTGGATGATAATAATATATCAAATCAAGTAACTGTTTATCGTTGTAATTGTTACTCAATTCATTGTTCATTTCACACCATTTTTTATAAAGAATAACTAATTCTTCGATTTCAAAATCACTTTCCGTTTCATCTACTATGATTGTTTCATTCCAAAATTGCAAAAATCGCTGTATAGATGGAAGATACTTACTACAAACACCCTGAAATGTGTCGTTATTTTCATTATAGTAAGTCTGTAATTTATCAATGACCATTGTTTTCAACTGATTCATAAATATAACAGATGGTAACTGTTTATTTTCCAAAAATTGTTTCCATAGATATTGCATATTTTTCCATGTTATTTGAGTCGTACGACTGGGTATCCCTTCTAAGCTATTTATAAATAATGGTTGCGGAGGGCTATTCTGTAAAGGTGTATGTGTTTCATCAATATACTCTGAAATAAATTCATTAACCAAATCTCTAGGAACGGTATTTTTCACTGAAAACACACTCGTCTTCAACTCATCATCATTACAATGGGATTCCGCATATTCATCAGAAGAATTATATCTATTTGAATAATGACATGCTACACACAAAATATCTATCATACTCGTTTTCAATAAATTACTCCATGTTGATTCATTTTTAATACTTTCATTCATTTGTAAAACGCGAAAATCTTTATAATCGTGGTCATGATATTTATATTTGAATGTTTGAGATAGTTGTAAGCCAACTAACATAACAGACAAATTATTCATATGACGAATAAAGTGCTTAGCATGAGGGGTAATAAAATGAATCAAATGAGTATATTTTTTCAATAAGTTATCACCGATTACACACAGAAAATACTTCGCCTCGCATCTTGTTTTGAAAACTTGTCCAATCAAACCATCCAACACATATTGAATTGTGTCAGACTCAGGTATCGAATTCAATAAATAATTATCTTTTATACGTTTCATAACACTAATTTTTGTTTTGTGTTTCCATGACATCAACTGTCTATCTCTACTTATAGAAGTCAATACATGATGTAATATATCATCTTCGCTGTATATTTTATAATGTAAACCATCATAAATGAAAAAATTAGTCGTTGTTGCCACATAAAAATATTGATTACTATTCAAAAAACTGTGTATAAATGTATCTTGTTCATTGGTCAACTCTTCCATTCGCGCAACTCTTTGTTCATGTGCCTGTTTCATATTCACTAGAATATTCGGCAACTGATTACAAATATATGAATGTAATTTAGGGTGCATATAAGCGTCATTTTCATATAAATCATACAAATTATCTATTACTTCTCTAAGGGCATGTTTTGTAAAGTTATTTCTAGGAGAATTCATGCCTGCTATAAACGTAATATAATTATCTTTATATTACTTTTTTATATTGTAACTACGCATCTTTCTTTATTGTTTTTGTAATATTCATTTGTAGTATCATTAATTGATGCTTTGATGTATTTTGTAATTATCATATTTGTATTCAAAAGTTGTTGTGAATTCATTACGGCAAACCATTGATATTTTGTACGTTTCAATATGTCTTCAGAAGGTATTTGTATACCAACAACATGTGGATGCAAATCTAAATATGCTTCTTCAGTAAGGTCTTCTATTAATACAGGTTTATGTTTATTAGTTTTAATTCCTATCGATTCTCCGCCAACTAAATTTAAAGTTTGGTCATGAACATGCTGCTTACAAAAGTATTGTATGCTTCCTTTGAAATTATTTTCATCTGAAAAATGACCATTTGAATTTTGCTTCTTCAAAAATTCTACTAACTCTAACATAGTATTATTGTTTTTGTTTGCACCCATAATAGTAATATCTGGGATAAAACATTTTGTAGAACCTTCAGATATATTAGATGTTCTATTGATAGATTCGCATACAAATGCAGCATTCTTTGTTGTATGTTCATCATAAAAATCCTTCAAATTTTTCAAACATACGAATGAATTTGGTAAAGTCATTCCTCCATATACATAAATAAGTTGTGCCATACCCATTGCACGATAATTACTTTTTCGTGGTTCAGCCATATTCATTAAATCAACATCCCAATTCGGTAATAACTTACCAAAAGAATCATCATCAATTAAACAAATATTGAAATCTTCTCCACAATGATTGATAATGGTTTTTATAGTTAGATGTATATAATCTTGGTTTAAGTCAGTAGTATTGCGTGAATAAAAATCCTTCCATTTTCGAGAATTAATTTCATATTTCGAGTGTATCCATAATTTTGGTCGGTTATAACCGTACAAAGGTGATTCGTTCAATAAATAGTTTTTTATCATTTCATATTCATCATTTGTTTCGAGTGGATTTCTAATTTTTTTTGCTAATGTTCCTACTACAAATATAACTCCCAATGATGCTATGTAAACAGGAATGTTTTTAGAATTAAACATAATATCAGTATAGTATCATTGTAGATATTATATTTTACCTCTTAACAAAAATCAAAAATAAATATAGAAAATTATATTGTATTTTGATTCATTGTATTTCATTTGTGATGTATGCATTATGGATGCATTTTTACATATTTGTCTCACAATATTAGTAAATGATTTGTATGTCATTTGCCTAGTTACATAAAATTGTTTTCCATAATGATAAAAATCTTTCAAAATATCACAAAATTCTTTTTCGTATCCGTGAAATATCATTTTTTTGTAAGCATTGTTATCAATTAGATAATATTTATCTGTTTTCAAACATACTTTTTCTAACAAGTCAAATAATAATTTGGGGGGAATATCAGATTTGAACAATTGATTAGACATTGAATTCAGTTATACTTAATATATATTAAATTTTGTATATAGGTTTAATAAATTCCTAAAGTTTTGATAGAATAATTACAAATGTATTCTTTCTATGGTTTCATAATTAGTAAAATAAATAATTATGAATATGTAATTAAGTGTTGTACTTAATGTTGAATATTTCAGTAATTAATATCGTTTTTGTTTATTCTTCAGCAGCCTTTTCTTCAGCGGCAGCTTTCTCTGCGGCAGCCTGTTCTTCAGCGGCAGCCTGTTCTTCAGCGGCAGCCTTCTCTGCAGCAGCATGTTCTTCAGCAGCAGCCTTTTCTTCAGCAGCAGCCTTT